CAGGGGCGGGTTCCCCTCGCCGCCGGGGTGGAGCCGGAACTGGTAGCCGCCCGCCTCGTTAATGCAGACCGCGCCGGAGGTGTCCCGGCTCGGGCAGGGGCCCTCGCTCCAGCCGGAGGTGATCCGGCCCTCCGGGTCTGTGGTGATGTAGTGGTTGTTGTAATACTCGTTCATGGGGGCCTCCTTTATAGATTTGCGTCCAATAGCAGTTTGTTATCAAATTTTATATCTGCTTGGAGATTGTAACTACTACCCAGGACTAATGTGTCATTTACAGTAACGTCAAGAATTGCGGAATTGTTAGATATTTCGTCAATTACTAAGTTTGTAACAGCATGAGTTACGATACTATTCCCTTCGTTCAACCCAAGCAAGAAGAAGTCGCCTGAGTGTACAACAGTTGACCTAGACCTGAGAGATACCGGCAGCGGTACAATGATACTCGCACGGCTGGAACTATACGCAACTCCAGTTCCAATGGGCTCATAATTTCTTCCCGGGATATTAATAGCGATCTGATATCTCTGACATTTTGCGAGCTCCAGTGCCTTGTTCGGCGGCGGGTCATTGAGCACCCAGTTTCCAGCGGCGTCCTGATGGGCGAGGGTCTGCTGGGAGCCCAGTTCCAGCTTTGCAGCGACAAGCTTTATAGAATTCAGTTCAGCGGCAGAGTATACATATATCCCAACACCATAACAGTTATTCTCCTGCAAAACTGCTGATCCAGATAGCAGCTGTATCCCGGTCATACCGGCAGAGTACCTTTTGTAGACAAACTGATTTGTATAGTTTTTATTCAGCCCTGTGATCGCGAAGTCTCCTTTTATCCCGGATACGTCTACCAGATAACTGATGGTAACTTGTTTGCCAAGCAAGCTTGTATCCTCGAATCTTTGTACAAATGAAAGATTGGCCGAAGAAGTTTGCTCTAGAAGAACGCCACCTTCCACCAGTGATAGTTTCCCATTAAGAGACATGACCCATCTATCGATCGTGTATCCAGTTGCCGGATATTCCTCCTGCCCCCTTTGGTTCACGGGGTCCTGGAAATACCAGTTATCCAGCAGGTTCGGATTACTCCACCCGCTCACCGCCACCGCCGCGCCGTCCGCGCCGAACCCCACCACCTGCCCCGCGCTGCCGCGCAGCTTGGGCTGCTTGTTGGGGATATCGTTCAGAAGAGCCTGGAACTGCGCCTCCGTGCCCTTGTAGCCGCCCTCTACCGCGTACTGGTAGGCGGTTTTGCCGTCCGCGCCGGGAGCGCCCTGCGCACCGTTCGCTCCAGCAGGACCGACCGGCCCCTGCGCCCCGGTGTCACCCTTGTCGCCCTTTGGTCCGGCAGGACCCTCCGGACCCTGCACCCCGTCCGCGCCCGCAGGTCCCCGAGGCCCTGTCTCTCCGGTGTCCCCTTTCGCACCAGCGGGGCCCCGCTCTCCTGCTGGACCCTCCGGACCAGTCGGGCCGGGGGCGCCCTTCTCCCCCTTCTCCCCGGCGGGCCCTGCGGGACCCTGGGGACCTGCCGCGCCTGCCGGGCCCCGCTCTCCCGGGTCCCCTTTCTCGCCCTTCTCACCTGCCGGTCCTTGTTCTCCTGGATCGCCTTTCTCGCCCCTTGCTCCTGCCGGACCAGCGGTTCCCTGGTCCCCCTTAGGGCCCCGCTCCCCCTGGGGCCCGGTCAGGGCTTCCAGCTGTTCCGCCGTGAAGTCGTCATAGGTAAAGGCATCTCCCTTGTCCCCCTTCGTCCCCTGGATACTGCCGTTATTGATCCAGGCGCGGCTCACGCCGTCGAAGACATAGATGTCGTAAGGCTTGGAGGCCCCCACACCGTAGGCGTCTCCGGCCTCCGGTGCGCTCTGGGCGGCCTCCAGCGCCGCCGCAGACGGATAGTAGCCTTTAATGGTGAAGCCGTCTCCCCGTTCCCCCTTCTCCCCTCTGGGACCGGCGGGACCTTGCGCTCCGGTGAGGCCCTGGGGCCCCGCCGGTCCCGGGTCCCCCTTAGGCCCCTGGGGACCGGTCTCGCCCTGGATGCCCTGGGGACCCCGCCCCCCGGCCTCCCCCTGGGTACCCCGGGGGCCTGCGGGGCCAACAGGCCCGGTTTCCCCGGGGTCCCCCTTGTCGCCCTTTGGCCCCTGCGTCCCCGCCTCGCCGCGGGGACCTGGGAGGCCCCGCTCTCCCTGGGGGCCAACGGGACCGGTATCCCCCTGTTTGCCCTTTGGGCCCGGCGGACCGTCAAATTTTCCAGCATCCGCGTCGTCCCGGACGCTCTGTGCCGCCGCCTCCGCTTTTTCCACCAGGGATATGATCTGCTCATACACCCCGGGCGTAGGCGGCTGGGCCTCCTCCCCGAGGGCTGTACCGTCCTGGATGATCCCCAAGTTCTCCCACACCGTTGGCAGGACCACCTCCCCGTCCCGGGTGCCGTACACGCCTGCCCGGAGTGCTGCCCGCGGTGTAGAGAGCACCTCCCACGGAATGACGCACTGCCCGCTCTCGTCCAGGAGGACGGACCGGGCCTCGCTCCCCGCCCGGAACACCGCCGTGCGGGTCAGGCCCTCCCAGTCCTCTGAGAACTCGAACCGGGCCTTGTACACGTTGACGCTTCCGCTGGTTATGAGCTCCCGTTTGCGAAGAATCAGCATATTCTTCTTTGCAAAAAGAGTGAGCAAATTCATTCACCTCCAACTAAGCCGGGATTCAGGGGAAATTGTACGGGAGGGGGCGGCGGATACCCCCAAATATCCGTTTCTCATGCCTGTTGAGCTTCCCCCTCCACAAACCGCACAAAGGGCAGCAGCCCGTTGACATCCACCGCCGACAGCAGAAGCTCCTCCCCCAGGGAGATGTCGATACGCTCCTCCTCCAGCTCCACCTGGTAGTCCAGAAGCGCCTGGAGCGCCTCTTCCGCCCCCTCCCCTCCCTTGGCCTCCAGGGCCGCCTGCTTTTTCTGGAAGAAGTCCAGGTGGGGGTTGAGCTTTCCCGTGAGCAGGGCCAGGCGGTGGGCCGTGCGCAGGGGCAGGTCCGCCGTCACCAGCTTGTTCATGGCCGGTACAGCGTCAAGAATCTGTCTGATCGTAACATTCATGCCTTCACCTTCCTATGAGATCAGTCCGTAGCCCTTCAGGGCATTGATAAGGTTGTTGAGGGACGTGGCCACCGTACTGGCCGTCACGCTGGAGGACGTGGAGCAGGTGCTCACACTCTTTTTCTTTGCGGCGCCTGCCCCGAAAAAGCCGATGGCGGAGTTATAGCCGGAACTGCCGATAAACACGTTCCCGCCGCCTGTACCCAGATTGCAGTTGGAGCCCCCGTTGACTGAGATCCCGTCAAAGTACCCCCAATAGAAATGGTAGGAGGATGTCCCCAGCGTAAAGCCGTAGGAGGAGCCGGTATGGGACGGGATGATCTGCTGGTTGCTGTTGATGTAAATGTAATGGCTGGTGTCATTTTGACCATATACCCTATAGACCCCAGTGGCTTTTACATAGGCGCTCAGTGCGCTGGTAGTTGCGTAGGCACTGAGGTCTGTAGTCTTGGCATAACCGCTGAGATCACTTGATTTCGCGTAGTCACCAGGTTTGAACTGTGTCCCATTGAGATACAGATTCGTGATATAGGCATAGTTCCATGGGTAGGTGCTGGACCCAAGATAGCTGGTCTGTGTGCTGTAAATTTGGCTGTAGCTGATGGTCATCCCGGCGGTAGTGCCGCTGTAGATGGTGTGGGTGCCCGTGTGGAGAGCGCCCCAGGGCTTGGCGGAGGTCCCGATGGACCACAGCGTCCCGGCAGTGACCGTGCTGTTGGAGAGGCTCACCGTCACCCCGGTAGTGGTGGCGCTGTAACTGCTCAGCGTAATCTCCTTGTGGGCGAACAGGCGGAGGGTGTCATAGTCCCAGCTCCCGTCCCCGCCCACGCAGAGGGTATTGCTGGAGCTCTCCCCCACGCTCATTTTGTTGTTGCTTCCGTAGATCTTCTGAACATGGAGGTTTTCCGCATCGATCCGATCCGCGTCGATCCGCCCCGTCTTGATGCAGGCCCCGTCGATGGTGGTCGTCCCGCCGGAGAGCCCCGCGAAGGTCACGAACCCAGTGAACTTGATGGTCCCGCTGGAGAGGGCGGCCCCGTCCGCCGTCAGCTGGAAAGAACTGGAGGTCTCCCCGTTGGTGACAGAGAGCCGGATGCTCTTGGCGTACTGTTCAATCTTGGAGACGTTTTTCTGTGTCACGCCCAGATTCGTCTCCACCTCCGAGACCGTGCTCTGGATGCCGCTCACCGTGAGGTCGATCTCCGCCTTCTTCTGGATGAGGTCGTTGTTGACCGTCTCCACCTTCAGGCGGATCTCCTCGCTGGTCTTGTAGATCTCGCTCCGGGTAGAGGCGATCTTCCACTCCAGCGCCCGGAGAGCCCGGGACTGGTAGGGGTACTCACTGCCCAGCTCCCGCTGTCCCGGGGCGGCGATGCTCCCGGCCATCAGCTGGTCAAAGGTGAGGTCCGCCTGGATCAGCGGCGCTGTGATGCCGTCCACGCTGACGCTGTCCCCCAGCTCCGCCGCCGGGTCCAGCAGAGCGTCTTCCGCCTGCATGGGCTGGTAGACATACCCCCTCAGTTCCGACAGCAGGCGGTCCGCCATGGCCTGGCCGGCATAGGGACACTCCGCCTTCAGCGTATAACCGCTGTCGTCCCCGGCGGTCCAGCAGTTCCCGCTGTCCACCATGAGCACCACCCGGCTGACAGGGGCGTAGGCAAGGCCCGTCTCCAGGTTTCCCGTCCCCGTTACGCCTGCGGCATCGCCTGTGCCCGCTGCCAACGGCACCAGCAGGAGCCTCCCCTGGTCGGTGATGATCCAGTTGCCCCCGTGGGCGGCGGCAATAAAGCGCAGGATGTCCCGCAGGGTGTAGTCGTTGGCAGGGTAGTCGATGAGATACCCGGCGTGGAGGCGCGTCCGGGGGTCCAGCTCCACGCCCATCAGCCGCGCCATCTCCGCCGCCGCTGACGGCATGGGCATGGGGAACTCCAGGGACTGGTCCGGCGTCCACACCTGCTCCGCCATCAGCATGGCGTCGAAGCCGTGGATGGTCAGGAGCGTGCCCCCGGCGATGCGCTCGCTGGAGCGGGTGTCGATGTAGAAGACGCCCTTGGGGAGCCATTCACTCTTCTGCTCCCCCCGGACTGCCCGGCAGAAGGGCCTCAGCCGGGCCATCCTGGGCACCGTGTCCGGACCCTCCAGGTACAGTGTCAGGTCGATCTCCCGGGCCGCCGCGCCGCCAATGCCCGGCTCGTCCTGGGCGAAGAGGCTCCCGGAGGCCTCCAGGGAGACGATCCGGTCCTCGCCGTAGTCCACCCCGCCTGCGGAGAGCTTTACCTCCATGCGGTGGAGCGGGTCGGCGCGCAGGACCTTGTACAGTGAACTGGTATTCTGCATGGCGGCTACCTCTCCTCCAGGGTGAACGCGCCGCCGCTGAAGTAGGTGTGCCCTCCCCGGACGGTCTTTGCGGAGGCGGTGAGGCCGGAGACGTAAAAGAGCCCCTGGGCGGGACCGGCACTGTCATCCACATACGCCACCAGGGCGGGCCGGGCCCGGAGGGCCGTTTGAAGCCTCTGCCAGGTGGTGTCCCGCACCTCCACCAGGGAGGCGGAGATGCCACGCTTGCGCACCTCTCCCCGGTACTCCGTCCCGTCCAGGGCCACCACACTGCGGCCCTGCCGGACGATCTCCGTCTGCTGGAGGCCGTTCTCCCTCAGCCAAGGGGAGAAGTCCTCGCCGTTGATGATGAGCTTTGCCTGCATATATGCCTCCTTATCCCACCGGCACCAGGCCGCCGCCCCGGGCGATGGTGCCGTTTCCCTGCTGAGTGGTCAGGAGCTTCCCCACCTTCCGGCCGCTCATGTACACTGCCGCGCCGCTCAGGGCCCGGCTCACCGCGTCCGCCATATTGGCGGGGCCCTCCGCCCTCTGGGTGCCGGAGGCGGCAGACGCTCCGGCGTTCCCCGCCGTCCGGGCGGGCGGTGCGGTGCCCAGCTCACTCATGGCGCTGTCGATCCTGCCGCAGACCGCGTCCAGCTCCTCCCGGAAGACGGCGCCCGTGTTCCGGGTGACCTCCCGCATGGTGTCGTAGAGGGTGGACGCGCCTTCCGCGATGCCGTTGGAAAGCTCCTCCATGAATGCGCGGCCCATGTCCGGCCCACCGGCGATGAATTCCTCCAGGTCCTTGGCCGCGAGCATCCATTCGGAACAGTCCACATCCGGCTCGTAGGACACGCCGCCGGCAGATTTCTCAATGCTGTCCATCGTCCGCTGGACGCTGTCCCGCCACTGCTCCAGGAGCTCCGCGTTTCCGGCGAAGCCCTGGGCCGCCAGGTCGATGTTTTCCCCCACGATCTTGGCACTGCGCTGGGCGGCAAGCTGCTGGAATTTCTCCAGGTCCTCCGCTGCAAGCATCAGGGCGGAGTAGTCCACATCCGGGGCATAGGACACACCGTCCACAGTCCGCTGGATGCTGTCCATGCTCTGCCGGACGCTGCTCTGCCACCGCTCCAGGAGCTCCTCATTTCCGGCAAAGCCCTGGGCCGTCGTGTCCAGGCTCTCCCCCACGATTTTGGCGCTCCGCTGGGCGGCAAGCCGCTGGAACTCCTCCAGGTCCTTGGCGGCGAGCATCAATTCGGAGTAATCCACGTCCGGTTCGTAGGAGACGCCCTTGAAGAGGTCCCCGATCTTCCGCGCCTCGTCCGCCACGTCCTGGAGACCGCCGGTGATTCGCCGCTTCGTGTGCCGGTACGCGCCGGACCAGCCCTGCTCCAGGCCCTCGGCCATGTTGCCGCCGATCCCGGCGAACACCCTGGACGGCGAGCGGATGCCCAGCAGGCCCTTGACGCTGTCGACGATGCCGCCGAAAAAGCCGGTGACCTTTTCCTTGATCCAGGAGCCCATGTCTTTGATCCCCTCCCAAAGACCCTCGACGATCTGTCCGCCGACTTCTTCGATCTCTCCGATTCCCTCGATCAGTCCGCCCGCAATGGCGGCGATGACCTTCGGGATGAAGGCCGCCAGGTCCGGGAGCGCCGCAATCAGCCCCCCGCCCAGGGTGACCACCAGCTCCAGAGCGGCGGCGATGATCTGCGGGCCCTCCGCCACCAGGGCAGTCACAAGGTTCTTGATGATCTCCGGGGCCCGTTCAGCCAGTTCCGGGAGCGCCTTGATGAGCCCCTCTGCCAGGGAGACGATGAGCTCCAGCGCAGAGGAGATCATGTGCTCCAGGTTCTCGGGGTCCGTCAGCGTTCCGGCAATCTGCATCACCGTATCCACCGCCGCGGGGATCAGCTCCGGCAGGGAATCGGATATCCCGTCCGCCAGGGCGGTCACCAGCTCCACAGCAGCGTCCGCCAGATCCGGCAGGAGCTCCAGGACCCCAGCTGTAAATTCAGACAGCGCCTCCCCGCCGAACCCGGCGATCTCCGGGAGCGCTCCCGCGATCCCCTCCCCCAGCGTGGAAAGGAGGGTCCCGCCGAACTCCAGAATTTCCGGAAGCTTCTCTGTTCCCGTGGCGACCAGCTTCTGGATGGCCCCGGCGAAGGCGGTGTCCGCTCCCTCCGCACCGGCCAGCATACCGGAAAATGCCTGGGCAGCCTCGGCTATAGCGGGCAGGAACTCCGCTTGCAGGCCGGATTTCACGGTGGAAATCGTCTCGCCCAGTCCCGCCAGGGATTCGTCCAGGAGTGCTTGGCTCTCCCGGGCCTGGACGACGGCGGCGTTGTTCTCGTAGAACGCCGCGCTTGCCTCGCTATAGGTCTGGGTCAGGGTAGACATGATGAGCTGATTTCTCTCGCTCTCCGTGGCGCAGGACTGGAGGGCAAGGCTGAAGTAGTCCTCCGCGCTGGCGGCGGCCTCCACGACCTTGTTCCACTCCGCGTTGGCCTCCGTGCTGGCCTTGAGGGCGACGCCGTAGGTCTCCCCCTCCTCCGCCGCCCAGTTGAGGGCGTCCGCCAGTGCGCCGGTGATCTCCCCGGTCTTTGCGGTCTCGTTGGCGGCCTCGATGAGGCTGTTGATGGGGAGCGCGTCGCCGAAGGTACCGGCCACACCTGCGGCGATCTCCGCCCACTGGGCCATATCCTCCTCGCTGTCCGCCAGCTGGGCCAGGAGCTGTGCCGCCTCCACGGCGGTGTCCGTGTCCCCCAGGATAGCGTAAAGGTCTGTATACGCCTGGTGGGCGGTCTCCGTGGAGTACCCCGCCGCCTCAAAGGCGGTGTTCAGCCTCCCCTGGGCGGCGCGGTACGCCTCCGTGGCCTCGTCCAGGTTCCACAGGGCGCTGCCCAGATCCCGCAGTCCCTCCAGAGCCGCCTGGATGGCGCTGGACATCAGATTTCCGATAGCCACGCCAACAGAGGAGAGCCCTTCGCCCATTTTGCTGACGCCGCCGGAGGCGTCCTCCATGGCGTCCCCCAGCGCCTCCGCGCCGGTGGAGGCGTCCTTGAGCCTCTGCTGGTTGGATTTCAACTCGGAGGACAGCTGTCCGATTTCCCGCTCAAATTTTTTGGCCTCATCGGACCCCTTGCCGTATTCCAGCACGGCGTTGGAATAGCCCCGCCCCAGCTTCGAGAGCTTTTCCTCCTGCTCAGCGATCTCCCGGGTGAGGCGTTCGGTGGCGTCCGCCGTGCGGGCCTCCTCCCCGGACAACCCGGCGGCGGCGCGCTCGTTGGCGGCGAGAGCGCTCTGGAAGCCGCTCAAGCTCGCGGAGGCGTTTTCCATCTTGGTCTTCAGCTCGTTGAGGGTGCGGTACTGCCTGTTATAGGCGTTCTGAGCCTTCAGCGCCTCCTTCGAGGTCTCGCCGTACTCCGCCGCCGCCTGCTCCAGAGCCTCGCCCAGCCCCTCCAGGACCTTCTTCTGGGAATCGTACTGCTTATTCAGCAGAGCGATCTCCTCCTCGGTGGCTGAGATGGACCGTTCCAGGACCCCGCTCTGGGCGGTGAGGGCTTCCATGCTGTGCTCATTGCCGCTGAAGGCGGCAGTGACGGCCTTCATCTCCGCCCCCAGGGCCTTGACGTTGGAGACCACGGCGGACAGGCTGTCCTTGAACGCCTTCTCGCCCTCTATGCCGATCCTCGGCCCGATATCGTAGGACACGCCCTCACCTCCCCAAGCGGTTCATCTGTTCCATGAGAGAGCCCCGGGCCCTGTGGCGCTCCACGGCCCCGCACTCCGCGATCTGCCAGCAGGCGATCTGGTCGAACACCCGCCCGATGGGCAGGTTCTCCACCTCGAACCGGGTCAGTCCGGCCCGGGCGCCGTTGTAGTAGAGCCACGCGGCGCCTCCCGGTCCCGCGCGGCCCCGGCCTTTTTTGACGCCGCCTCCACCTCCCGCTCCGAATCGCCGGAGATGGCGGTCAAAATGAGCCCCACCGTGGACCCGTCCCGCACGTCCAGCAGGTCCGCCGGACGGCAGGGGAGCGGGGGCGGCAGTTCGTCCCCCCGCGCCCCACAATAGACCCGCCCCGCCTTCATGAGGATCTGGAGCACCGTGTCCACCGCCTTGGCGGTCTGGGAGAGGGACCCGCTGCTGAGGGCCTGCGTCATCCTGTCCAGCCCGCCGAAGGACTCGTCTAATGCCTCGCTCGCCGCCAGGGAGAAGCACAGCGGGTGCCGCTCCCCCAGAAGCTCGATGTAGGTCACCTTCATGCTGTCTCCTCCGTTTCAGCCGCCTGGAACTGCTCCCGGATATAGGCGATGGCCGCCGCCTGGGAGGGGAACACCGCCGTCTGATACCAGGGCTTTGTGCCGTCTCCCTCCATGCCGGAGACGATGCCCTCGATCTCCGGGGTCTGCCACTCCACCTTCTCCCCCTTGGTCTGGGCGCTCTCGGCGGGCATGGAGAAGACCACCCGGCGGTAGAGCACCACCTCGTGGCTGCGCACGCCGTCCTCTTGGCTCATGCGGATGTAGGCCACGCCCACCGGCGCGGAGATCTCCATGCCCGTGTACATCAGCGCCTTCCCCGGCACGGCTTTGCCGTCCACCGTGGCGGTCACGTCTTTGATCTCCAGGCCGTAGAGGTCTGCCGCCGCCTCCATGGTCAGCCGGTCCAGGGTGGTCTTCAGCGTGCCGCCGGACGCGCCGGAGGCGTCGTTCTCCACCACCTGGTTGTTGGCATAGAGGGGGTTGTCCTCCGCCGTGCTGGGGGTGAACTCCGCGGAGATGGCGCTCCCCATCATCTTCACCCCGCCGGTGTAGCCGGTCACCATGCTGTCTTTGACCGCGGCCTTGGCGTAGTACACGCCGTACATACCGATCCTTGCCATATGCCCGTCTCATCCTTTCATGATTTTTTCGAGTTCTTCATTAACCACACTCTGCATCTCATCCTGTGCAGTTTTCTTCGTGGCGATTACTGCCGGTTGGACAAACGGACGTTTTTTCACCTTGCTGGACCCGCTCTCCATGACACGGGCTTTAAGCTGATTGGGAACGCCCTTTTCGTCATAGCCGCTAAAGCCGATCTTGGCGTTCCACAGACCGTTTTTATCCTGCGATACAGGTGTGATTCCAAAAGATTCTGCCAAAGCACCAGTACTCTGTGTGCTTCCGGCAAGATTTGCATTCAAATTGGCTCTGATTTTATTTGCAACAACATTGGCACCCGCTTCTATTGCCTTTCTGGCAATTTCTGCGCTGAGGCGCTCTGCCCGAAGCAGTTTCAACGTGTAATCTTCGCCTAATTTCATCGTTGTGATCCTAGCCATTTGGGACCTCCCATCTCCACTCGTAGTGGGTCAGCCCGGTGTCCTCCTCGTACTGGATGCTGTTCAGCCTCCAGCAGCATACCCGGTCCAGCGCCGCCTGGATGCCCTCGAAGAGGGCGGTGTCCTCCGGGTCGCCGGTGAAGAGGTCCACCGTCCCCCCGAGGGCCTGCAAGACAAGCCGCCCGTTGGCGAACACCGTGTCCCCCGGCCCGTCCTCCCCCCAGACGATATAGGGCGCCTGGGGCTTGTGGGCGTGGAAGTGGTACACATGGGGCGACACCGCCAGCAGTGCGTTTTTCAGCTCATCCAGGCATGTCATAGTCCCGCTCCAATCGTTCCAGCGTCAGGTCCATCACCGGGGGGTGGATATCCTCCGGCACCTGGACCAGGGTGATCCGGTACTGCCTGCCGTCCAGTGTGGGCACGGCCACGTCCTGGGTGGACACCTCCGGGCGGCAGGGGCACCGCAGGAGCAGGTCCACCCGGGCCCCGGCGTTCAGGGCCGTGTAGTGCCGCCGGATGCCCACCGTGCGGCGCTGGTAGCGCAGGGAGCCCTTGGGGGCAAGCCGCTTCTTTGGCTTCTCACCGGGAGCGGCGCTGTTTTCCACCCGGTAGATGGTCACCAGCCCGTCACAAAAGGCCGTCTGCCTCGTCATGCTGTACCACCTCCCCCGTGATGTGGAGCCCCAGGAGCTCCGCGGCGAAGTCCGCCCCGAAGTCCTGGAGGGCCCCCGCCTGGGCATACCGGGCGTAGTCCAGCAGGAGCGCCCGGGCGGTCCCCTCGTCCCCGTAGTCCAGGGCCATACCGGCCCGGTGGTCCAGGTAGGCCATGCCCCGCAGGAGGATGCCCTCCAGCTTCCGGTCCGCCTCCGCGTCGGGCCAGGTCATGTCCAGGTAGTTCTTCGCCCCGGAAAGGAGCTCCTCCGGTACGCCTGCCATGGCCCTACGCCTTGCCGCCCGCGCTCTCACCGGCGGGGAGCTCCGTCACCCTGACCTCCAGGGCTGCGCCCTTCAGGCCGGAGATGTCCAGCAGGAGGAACGCGTTCTCATCCATGGCCCGTCCGTAGCCGTAGAGGAAGATTGCGTAGATCCTCTGCCGCTCCAGGAACTTGTACTCGTCGGAGTACTCGATCTTCCCGCCGCTCTGGGTGCCCAGGCCCATGAAGTACTTGGCGGGCAGGCCCATGACCGCCTTCCCGGCGGGCACCGCCGCCGACTGCACCACCGTAGTGGGGAAGGGGAACACGTCCTTGCTGTAGGTCCCGTCCGCCGCCCGGACCGTGGTGGCGGGGAACACCCTGGTGAAGTAGTCCTCCGGATTCACCACCAGTAGGACACGGGAAACGGCCCGGCTCTTGCCGTTGGGGCCCTTGGAGAGGGTGGCCAGCAGGGGGCCGTAGGAGGCGGGGGAGAGGTCCGTCACGGCCACAGCGGTCTTGTCGCTGTAGACGCCGTCCACCGCGCCGGTGAGCTTCTTCATCATACCGATGGGGGCGTCCTTGCCGTTGCCGGAGATGATGCCCGTCTCCAGCTCCACCGCCAGGGCCTCGCTGAGGAGCTCCCGGACGTACCGGTCCAGCCACGCGGGGCCCAGGTCCAGCATATACCGGTTCACCGGCAGGAAGGCGGTGAGGGAGGCCAGGGACAGGTCCAGCTCGATGAAGTTGGCGCTCAGCTCCGCGGTGATTGTCTTGCCGAGGGGGCCCCACTTGGCCGCGCCGCCGGTGGTGGACAGCAGGATCTTCACCAGCGCCCCGGTGTTCCGGAAGTCGATCTCCGCCAGGAGCGGGTGGCTGGTGACCAGGTCCTCGAACACCGCGTCGATGACCGTCTCCGGCAGGACCTTGTTGATGTTGGTGAGGGCCTGCTTGGGGTCGTCGGACTTCATGGCCCCGATGACCGCCTCGTAGTACTGCCGCTCCTGGCTGGTGAGCACCCGGCATCCCCGGGCGGCGAGGATGTTCTCGTCCTGGGCGTCCCGGAGGGCGCGGACGTCCCCCAGGATGCTCTCCCCAACGGCGTCCGCCAGGTCGGAGAATGCCTGGGTGAACTTCTCCCGGTCGTTGGCCTGCACGGCCTCGGTCATGCGCTGGAGGATGTCCGTGCGCTTCTGCTGGATGGCGTCCAGGTTCCCCATGGCGAAAAACTGGAGGCCGATGCCCTCCAGGGAGGCTCTCTTGCTGTGCTTCATAGTCGTTACTCCTTCCCGCCCTTGCGCAGGGCGCTCAAAAATGTGGCAACTGTTTTCGGCTCCGGCTCCGGGACCGGCGGTCTGGTCAGCGCCTGGAACACTGCGCTCCGGGCGGACTGGCTGACCGCGGCGGCCGGCTCCTCCTCCAGGACCTCCGTGGCAAAGCCCCAGGCCGCGGCGTCGGCGGGGGCGATCCAGGTCTCCGCGTCCATCAGCGCCTTGAGCTGTTCCGCCGGGATGCTGATCTTGGCCTTGTACGCCTCCGCGCTGGCTTCGGAGATGACATCCAGGTCCGCCGCCGCCTTGCGCAGCTCCTCCGCGTTCCCGGAGGCCGAGGACCAGGCGTTGTGGATCATCAGCAGGGAGGCCGGGTTCATGGCCCGCTCCTCCCCCGCCATGAACACCACCGACGCCGCCGAGCAGGCGAAGCCGTCGCAGACGGTGCGCACCCGGGCCGGGTGGTTCCGCAGGCTGTTGTAGATGGCCAGGCCCTCCGCCACCTCGCCGCCGTAGCTGTTGATATGGACGTTGATCTGGTCCGCGTCCAGGTCCTGCACGGCCCGGGCCAGTGTGTAGCTGGACACATCGCTCTCCAGCCACTCCCAGGAGGTGATGTCGCCGAAAATAAAGATATCCGCCGTTCTCCCCGCAGAGGCCAGAGAGAAATATTTCTTTTTCTGGTTCCTGTGCTTCATGGTCGTTCTCCTTTTGACACATACAAAAATATTTGCTTTCCCCGTTGACGAATACTTTTG